ACGGAACACCAATCACACCAGAACATATGCAGGCAATGGCACTGGAATGTATGATTGATGCTCTACGTTGTGAGAATATGAATGTTGAATACAATGCTATTGCGATTGATGACATTAAGAATTTGATTGAAGGATTGTATCGGCAGAGTAATGAGTTTCTTGAACGAGTGGGGAAGAACAATGAGCGATAAACCATTCTATCGTTTTTTTGCGATTGATTATTTTGCCACTGGTGAGGGTAGATCGTATTGGTTGCAAATTTGTCGTAACTATCAACCAGTTGATGATAGAGATCGTCAGTTTGAACGATTTGCAAAGTTTGTACCTGATGATCATTACTTGCGTGGTTGTGATGAACTTACAGAAGAAGAGTTCATGGAGAAGTATGCTAAACTTATTCCAGAACATGTAAAAGTTCAAGTACATCGTCGTGATCAACCTGCATTCACCTGGCAAGCACACCTACACGTTAATTACTCATGAACATCAAATTCAAAGGACATCAAGAAACCGACCGAGAAGTAGAACTTTCACAACAAGAACTCTTCCAACTCTTTGAGATTATGCGTAAAGAGTTTGTTGAGCACATTACTTATTCTAGGTTCCGTAATTGTTATTCTCCAACTCCAACGGAGAAAAACATTATAGATTTTTGCAATTCTCATAATGTTGACTGCGAATATGATCGTGATAGGGTAGCATTCTTTTCTGCTATTCTTGATAACCTTAAGAACCCTTATCAATGAACCTCACATACCGACAACTGATTCTTTTGACAACTGCTATCACAGTATTCTATGATGAGGTAGCAAAGACTTCTACACCTGAACTAAAGCAAGAACTAATGGAACTTGGTGAGATTATTCAGGAAAATGCTATGATGAGGAAAAGGGCAGATGAACGACGAGAAAATGTCTAAAAAACTCTGTAAGGATTGTAAGTGGTACAGAAAATCCTGGGTTGAGCATATCCTTTTTAGAACTAGCAAATATGATATGTGTGCTTCTCCAAATACCACTGATGACCTTGTAACTGGACATAAGCAACGATTTTGTGATATGTTGAGAGCAAATCGTTGGAAAGAACTTGATTATTCTTGTGGTCCTGATGGTAAATTTTTTGAACCAAAGTAGGTAATATAAATAATAATGTCTATAGGAACCGCAATTCTCTACGGACAGATTAGGTGCTCTTTTGGGCACCTTTTCTATTATAAATAGTAGTGCGGTTTCTGTAGAATAACGATGACTTCACAAAGTCCAAGAATATACTTGTATAAAATTACCTTTGAAGAAGTTCCATATTACTATTATGGAGTTCATAAGGAAAAATACTTCAACGAAGAATACTGGGGTTCTCCAATAACAAACAAATGGTGTTGGGAGATTTATACTCCAAAGAAACAGATATTAGAAATATTTTCATATGATGAAGATGGGTGGGATGATGCTGTAAGAGTAGAAAAAAGATTGATTATGCCTTTCTTTAATACTGATAAATGGTGTCTAAATGAAAGTTGCGGAACTTTGATTTCATTAAAAGTAATGAGAGAAAATGGTAAAAAAGTTGGAAATTTATATGGTAGTATAAATGGAAAACTTAACATGGAGGCAAGAAAAGGAATATTTTCATTATCAGCAAAAGAAAAATGTGATATTAGTAAAAAGGGCGGAGAAACTAATAAAAGAAATAAAACTGGGGTTTGTGGGTTATCTTTGGAAGATAGAATAAAATATGGAAAAATGGGCGCTAAAGTGAGTAAGGAAACAAAAACAGGAATATATTCACTTACAGTAGAACAATTAAGTGAAAATGCCAAAAAAACAAACTCTCAAAGATGGATATGTTTAGAAACTGGATTTATTACTTCTCCTGCTGCTTTAGGTAGATATCAAAAAGCAAGAGGCATAGATACTTCCAAAAGAGTAAGAATATCATAAGGACACTTTTAAAACTGGAACATGGGCACTTGAAAACATGTGCCCTTTGTTGTATAATATCGGTATGAATTGGAGAACTTCAAGTGTCCAGGTGGATTAAAAATCCAGACGAGATTGTTCTGGAGGATGTGAAGATGGTTCATTATGAGACAATGGAAGAAGGTCGTGCTGTATGGTTGGGAATCTATCTCAACAATGGTAAAATGTATCACCTAAACATTGGTGGTGATAATCTTTATGTTAATTATAGTGATGAGACACCTGACGAACTGGCACAAGGACACACCAGAAAGGACTTAGATGCCCTATAATGTCAGTATAAATCCAAGGTCCAATGGAACGTAAAGTCATTGTAAAACCTAAGTCTAGTAAGGCAAAGAATCGTCTTGCTAACACTATGGAAGGTAATTCCGTCTGTATTGTAGAGCAAGATACTGGCGGTGAATTGTTTCTTGTGTCTGCAAATCGCAAATACTTTATGTGGGTCAGCACTCGCACTGGAACTAATCGTTTCGGTGATAAGTCTGATAGAGATTGGGAAATTATACAAGATAATATCCCTGAAGGGTGGGAACCAAAACCACTTGGAAAAACTGCTGGATTCTATGAGGTCTTTGAGTGAAACTACTAAAATATAAATGGGAAATGATTGTATGGGGATTCACTGTATTCTCCAATGCAATCTATTTTCGTTTGACATTAGAGGATAACATTGATAGACTTGCATTTTTTGAAGAACTATCTGCTGGTTATATTGAAATGCAAGATGAATATATGATGAATCAACCAGACTTTGACCCTTGGAATCTATCAGGTAGAGATTCATATTACACTTATGTGATAAGTCAAAATAAACTTTGATTAAATAGAAATGAAAATTCAAAATCAGGTTAATCCAATGAAACTCTGTAATTTTATCTTTTTTGCACTTGTTGCCGTCTGTATTGGTGGTATGATTTATGGTAATGTATCTACTGCGGAGAAGAATGAACAAATTCATCATATCAAATAGATTTCTTCGTTATACGCCATTTTGGTGGTGGTATCGTTTGATTTCTCATCAAGGATTTCGTTTTGATGATTATCATGTATGGGGAGAGTTTTGGAGTTCTCTAAATGGTGGGTGGTTAGATATGAATTACCAATGGGAGTATCAACAACACTGGAATAAAAAATGAAAAACTTTTTACTAACCTTATGGTATTTTCCGTTAAGATTGTGGTATAATTATAAGTCTTGGAGATGGGAGCGCAAGTGTATTGAATACTTTGGAGCAAAACCAGAGAAGATTTATGTTTCCAAGGAAGCATATGATGAACTTGTGCGACGAATAAACAATCCAGACCCAGAACAAATAGAGAGTTTAAACCGAATTTTACAAAGAAAAAGTCCTTGGGACGAAGAATAAATACTAATACCTAATTTGGTGGTTCTTTTTAGGTTGGGACAAAGCACCTTCGGGTGCTTTTCCTGTATAAATAATAATAACCACCAAATTAGAGTAGAACTATGACTCCACAAAGTCCAAGAATTTACATATACAAAATTACCTTTGAAGAAGTTTTGTATTATTACTATGGAGTCCATAAGGAAAAGAAGTTTGGAGAATACTATATGGGTTCTCCTGAGACTCATAAGTGGATGTGGGATTTTTATACTCCAAAGAAGCAGATATTAGAAATCTTTCCTTTTACAGATGAAGGATGGATAAAGGCACAAGAAGTTGAAGGAAGACTTATTAGACCAGTTTATAATACTGATAAATGGTGCTTGAATGAGAGTTGTGGAGGTAAATCATCTCTTTACATAAGAAGAAAAGTTGGTATGAAAAACAAAGAACTAGGACGTGGAATATGTGGATTACCTATTGAAGAAAGAAAAAAAAATTCAAAAAAACTTTATGAAGAAGGAAAGGGTATAGCATCAATATCTTTGGAAGAACGAAAAAATATTAGTAAAAAAGTTGGTATGAAAAACAAAGAACTAGGACGTGGAATATGTGGATTACCTATTGAAGAAAGAAAAAAAAATGGAAAAGAAAATTATAAAAAGTGGAAAGAGAATGGTACTGGAATATGTTCGTTTACTCCAGAGCAAAAAAATGAAATAGGTAAGAAAGCAAATGAAACTAATAAGAAAAATCAAACGGGAATATATTCGGTAACTCCAGAAAAAAGAAGAGAGATTGGTTTATTTTGTAAAGAAAGAGGAATTGGAATACATTCTCTTACTGACGATGAAAGAAAAGAACTTGGGAGAAAATCTGGAAAATATTGTAAAGAAAATGGATTGGGAATATTTGCAGAAACCAAAGAAGATAGAAGTAAAAGGGCAACTCAAACGAACTATCAAAAATGGATGTGCCTTGAAACTGGATTTATCACTAATGCGGGGAATCTTTCACGATATCAAATGAGAAAAGGTATTGACAAATCAAAGAGAATTAGATTAAACTGAATTAAAGCACCTTGGGATAATGACAGAGAAATCTAAAATCTTCTACAACATCTGGTGCAATGCATACCAAAGGAGAACCATATATAAAGGAACCGATAGAGAGTACAGAGAGCACGAAACTGTGCGTATGTGTCTTGATATGAAGGATGTTGAATTCTACAAGTTTGATACGGAGAAACCACGATATGTTTAGTAAACCTCTTCTTGGAACAGATACAAAGAAAACTAAACTCTCTTGGGCAGAATATATCTGGCACTCTTGTATTATTCAGGGGTGGTATAATTGTTGGTATGCCTTCAAGAATTGGGGAGACTTGATGGGAAACAACTATCAAGAATATGCTCTTCTTGTATCTGATGATCCACTGGAGCAATGTATTCTTTACTTCTGGGATAGTTTGGAAGATGACGTGTATCCCAAACATTTCTTGGATAGTTTACTTCAAATGTCTCATGATGTTGAAACTGGTAAAGTCAAGACATATCCTATGGAAGATGTTATGAAGGAACTGGAAGAACTTGTAGGTGATGTTGAAGTGAACCTTAACGAAAAGTTGGAGGAAGAGTGAAGTGGGACTTTACGATGATATTCGTTCTTCTTATGATTTGGGAGAACAATTTACGAATGTACCAATGCAAACCAAAGGACTTGCTTGTGCAATGTGTAGTTATTGGATTGCACCTGATGGATGCTTGTATGAAATCACTCATAGAGAAACTCATACCTTTGAAGATATCAAAGAGGATGATGAGCGTTATGACTCTAAAAAGTTATTCTTGAATTTTGAGTGGATTCCAACAGGAAAACATGGTAAAGTAGAACCTTGTTACATTACAGATTATGTTGAAGTTTATCCTTCATTATGGGAAGGGAAATGGGAAGACTGGCCCCGATGCAGAATACATTTTAAACACGGAAAAGTACAAGACTTTGAGGACATTACAGGGCGATGATTAGTACAGAGTTGTTTCCATATGAGAATCATCCATATCGTTTAGAGTTTGGAGAAAAGAAAAATCCTACGATCTGTTTCTTTTCTTGTGAACAGCACCTTGACAAATACCTAGAAAGGTATAAACTAGATAAGAGAACTCTTAAAATTGATTATCGCGATGGAAAACCCGTTGACACCAGTAAAAAACGTAAGGGAAGTGTGGAACAAAAACCTAAACCAAAAAGTAAAGGAAGTTCTGGTACAAGTAAAGGACGAAAACCCAGCGTGGATTCCTCTAGAAACACTACTCGCACTCCAAAGTCTAAAAAATGATACAAGTAACTGAAAATGAAGATAACTCACTCACCATCAGTTGGGACGAGACTTCTCCTACGGAAAGTATTCTCAATACCTGGACTGAAGATGATTTCATCAAAGTCATTATGGAACGTATTGAAGAATTGAAAAACAATGAACGACAAGACTAAACTCATTCTTGCACTTATGCAGATTGATAATCTTACAAAACTCTTGGAAGGTAATGAATACCAAGAGTTTTTATGCTGCAAAATCATATCAATAGAAGTAGAGTTAAAACGTCAGTTGAGTTTTTATGAGTAAACAGTTTTATGACGACAATGCTTTCTATGTGGAGCATAAAAGTTGGGGTACTTGGCAATCACATTATCCCGATGGAAAGGGTATCATTACATCACTAAATGAACAACAATGTGTAACTGCTAC